GTATTATGTTCAGCTGAACCAGTAGCGGTTGTTGGATCAAATATAGATAAAGCACTTTGACTTGTAGCTGTATTTAATCTTTTTATAATAAATCCATTATTACCATATACTGAACTTGAGGCTATTTGATTATTAACCAAATCAGTAACATCTATTCTCAAATCTGTAGTTCCATATTTTAAACTATAAGATGAACTAACATTATACTGACCACTTAAACTTGAAGTAAACCAATTACCACCTTGTGTATCACTACCATTTAACCATTGTGTTTTGGTAGTAGTATCACCCCTATATTTCCAACTAACACCATCTTCTATAATTGGATTACTATCTACTTTACCAGTACCTTGATTCCAAGTTCCATTAACTATATATACATATAAATCCTGCTCTACTTTTAATTCTTGCGAACCAGCATCATATAAATTCAAGTAATATTTAGCATCTGTTGGTATTGTACCAGCATTTCTTTTTCGTGTTATATCAGTATAATCAAATTTCATTAATATACGAGATACAGAAACTACCGTACCAGTATCATCTACATTTTTTAATACTTCTATAATTTGATCACTACCAGCGTTTAATGATGAACTTAGGTTATTTTCATAAATTGTTGTGTCTGCTGTTGGGTATTGAAAATAATACATTAAATATCTCCCACTACTCTACCCTCGATATCATTATCAGGGAATTTAATTTCAAAGATACATGGATCTAATGATGGATATATCACACCATCTTTAGTTGCAGCATCTAAATCATAAACATTAGTATTATAACCAGCATCTCCATCATAAAGATTTTCTATAACAACCATTGATTTTTCAGGATTATCCTCAACTGGTGGAACAACACTAGCAACACCATCAACTAATGAAATTTGATAAGCTATATCACTTATTATTATAGGTTGATTTATTTGCCATTTCTTGGGACTTAAATGTTGTTTAACTTTATCAATACATTTCATCAACACCTCGTTTTTATTGAATCCCCTTTGTGTTATTATCGAAAACTTAACACCAACATTTATTATAAATGCATCCTTAATATTGATAGCATCTGTCATCATTCTATATTGAGATAAATATATTTTTAAATTCTGTTTAGTTGCATTATTTAATTCTACAAAGTTTCTTTTAAAGTCATATCCTAATACATACATATTTAATGCAAGTGGATTACTAATTTCTTTAAATGATGGTTTTTCACCATCTTCACCACCAGCAACTTGGTCTAATTGTTCATCTTGTAATATAAATGCCTTTGCAATATTACCAAATTTTTGTGGTAAAGAATAAACTCTAGTTATATAGTCTTGCATGGTAACTGCTCTACCTTGTGTATTCATATAGGCCATAGCTCTTTGTCTGACTTCCTCTATAGTATCACCACTTGAACCACCAGTAGCTGGTTCTGGATTTGTAACTGTAACACTATTTTTAACATCTGTTACTTTGGTATTATCCAATCCACCAGGGGCTAAATTAACATTAGCAAGATTAACTTCTGTTATTTGGTTTGATAAAACATTATCATCTAAAGAACCACCATAAGTATAATTAATTACTAATGTAATGTTACTTGGAGATTGGCCAAATGTTTTTGTATTTAAAAAATTACTTGGATCAAAATTTGTATCTAACTTAGATAATCCACTACTTAATGAAGATCCAACATTATCTGGATTTGGAATCATCTCTTCATCAGCATTGCTACTAATACCAGCACCAAATCTTATTTCGGTTTTACCATCACTTCTAACATAGGTAGTAAATCTTCTAGCAGTTTTAATTAACTTCATCATATATGGAGTATCTGCTGAATACGAACTCATATCTGGACTATTAACAGGATTGTTTTCAACCGCATCGAATACAGTATCTTGTGCTAAATAAGGAACTTCATACCACTTGTTACCATCATCATCAATAATAGATAGTATTTCTACAACATTAGGATTAGCTAATATTATTTTATTAAATTTTATCGCATTACCAAATGTAAATCTTTGCTCTGTTTGTTTACCAGATTCCACCAAAGCCTGTTTTGTTAGTTTATAGTGTGTTGGAACATCATCTTCCATTTGTGAAACAATAGATGTTCGTGTATCCAATGAAGATGAAGATTTAAAATTTACATCATCCATTAATCTAAATGTAACACCAGTATCACTATCGAACATACTATTTACAGTTAGTGTAGGGGCATAGTCTATGTCGGCTCTATAATTATTATCATCAATTGTTTCTGCAGGTACTTCTACAGAAACATCTACAATTGCTACTGCAGGATTTGATAATTTAGGTTTATATCCAAACGATTGTGCAAGTTTAAATACATTCTTTTTTTCTTCTGCACTATGTAGTAAAGCTTCTCTATATTGATTATCCATATAAAAATTTAATGTATCACCAACATAAGCGGCCATCTCAATAAACATCATTCCTGGAGATGATTCATTAAAATCATTATAAGCATTAGGAAAATATGATTTAGCAAATTCAATTAAATTAGCCCTAATGGTAGTAAATTCTCTACCTAAATATTTTACATCTTTTTTAACGGCTTTTATATTAGTACCGTATTCAATTTCTCTTGCCATTCTTATTCCCCTTTGTTAAAGGTAAATGTTATAGTATTTATTGAGCTAGGATCATCTACCTTAATAGAAAATTCAATTTGTATCATTACCATATTTGGATTAGTTTCTGGTACAGAGGTAAATGTATTTACTATTGTTATATAAGGCAACCACCTTGATACTGCTTCATTAATAGAAGCTTCTATTCTATCACCAATATCTGGTGTAATAGGTTCAAATAGAATTGAAGTAAGATTTGTACCAAATTCTGGTTGACCTACTCTTTCACCCTTATTAGTTAATATCAAGTTTTTTAAATTAGATGATGCCTGTTCTTTTATTGTTCTTGTAGTTGGAAAAAATCCACCATGTTGGCTATTATATTCCAATGGAAATCTTAACCCAAATCTAGCATCATCATTTTCATTCAGTTCCCTTACTGTTGCCATTATTTACCTTTTTTAGTATTGATATGTTTCATTAAAGAACTATAATCTTTTGTTAAAGCATCTACCACACCTTCAGGTACTTGCTCGGTAGTAACTCCAGCATCTTTCATAGTCTGAACTGCACCCATTTGTCTCTGTAGTTCCTGATTACCTCCAGGTCCAATATTACCATACCCTAAAGCTTCTGCCATTTTTGTACTATCAAACGCACTTCCACCCATTGTTGGCCACTCTTCATCTTCTTGCGACTTATCATTCAAACCAACTGTTTCATTTAAAACTTTATTTAGTTCAGCATTATCTGTAAAGTGTTGTTGAACTTTTGGTTTCGGTTTTGGTTTGGATTGTATAACAGGTTTAGGTTTGATACTCTTCTCTGTAATAAGTATCTGTTTGACCTGTTTTTTAACTTCCTTACGAACTACTAATTCAATTATTTTTATTAATTCGCTTTTTTTCATTTCTAACTCCTATTATTAAATTCTTATGGTACTACTATTGCGACACTACCTAATATTGGTGCTGATGAAGCATGACCAAAAGTTAATCCATTATGAATTTCATCAAACATAGATATCACCCCATCTATAAATTCTTCAGCACTATTTGCTTGTGCTGGTATATTACCACTTGTAGATGCTGGTACATGACTACCTAAAAATGTACTATATAAACCAGGTAAACTACCAAGTAACCAGAGAGAGCTTATTGCCAAACTTAAACTGGTTTCCATTACTTCTGGTCCCTTTTGTTGCTCAAATATTTCCTCTAATGCTTTTTTCATCACATCTATAGCTGGTTGTAATAATTCTCCTGTTGGATCTAACCACACATTAGTAGTTCCATCTATAGCACTCATATAATTATCTATCATAAAATCCACAACTTCTTTAGTGCTTTTAAATCCATCACCATTTACAATTTCTAAATAATCATTTTTAAAATTAGTAAAACTCATTATGAATCTATCAAATGTTTTGTACTTAAAGCACTTTTAATATCTGCCATAGCAGTTGTTAC